AATCAGGATCTCAGTGTCGGAAAACGCGATGGAGATCCGAGCGGATGAAACCCGCTTCACCTTTCAACTGATCGAAGGGAACTACCCTCGGTTCCGGCAGGTTGTTCCACAGGAGCTCAAAGAAAAGATCGCACTACCGCGCACCGAGTTCCTGTCCGCCATCGAATCGGCCTCGGCCTTGCTCGCAAGGGACAAGGTCAAGGGTGTTCGAATTACCATCGGAAAGGGTGGCGTCAATGTGCGGGCGCAATCAGCCGAGGTCGGTGATATCGATATTGCCTTGCCTCACCCTTCCAAGCTGGAACGCAAGTTTACGGCGGTCGGGCCTTACATTGCTGAGGCTATCCGCAACTTCACCGGCGCCGAGGTCGCTCTCGAAAATATCGACGCCGTTTCCCCGATCACATTCCGCGAAGGACAGTTCACCGCAGTGATCATGCCGCTTCGCACTCAAGACTAACCCACCATGAAGACAGTTCACACCATCACGACAGCCGAGCTTGAGAGCTTGGAGAACAAGTACCGCAACCCATCGACTCTCGAAGAGAGCTGCATCCTTCGAGGAGTGCAGGCAGAGATTAAAGACCGGGAGGCGTATCGACAGGGCAAGCCAGGAATTTACGAACTCGAAGAGGAGTTGAATGGAAAGGACGACGAAATCAACCGGATCGAAAGCGAGGTCGACGAGCTCGAAGACGATGTCAGAGACCTTCAAAAGGAACTCGACAAAAAGGCCTAACACATCACCTGGCGGCGCTGGAGATTACCCGCCCGCCATCCCTTCCCATGGAGACATTCGAGTTTCAATGCTACCTGGCCGTAACGCAGGAATTCCGCAAGGGCGGAAACGGGCGGATATATATCTCTGGAAAGCCTAAAGTAGCTGTATCAAAAACCGCTCCGACTACCGGCCCGAACACGGTCGCTATTCGCCTGAATCTTGAGCTACCTGTCGGGCTGTTCATTAAGCCTCAGCTTGAAGCGTCCATTCGGATTCAAGACGGCCCGGCGCCAGAGATAACGGCAGAGGTACAGGAGAATATCGCAAAGGCCATCCGCGAGGCCTCAGGGCTCAACGTGAATATCTCCGTGGAGCCGCCACAGATGCCAGAATGACGCGCGAGGTCCTCGAACAGCGAATCATGCGAATCCTCGGGGTAAGAGATCCCGAGCGCGCGATGGACAAGTTGCAACTCGAGGGGCTCGTTTCCGACAACGCCGTTTACCTAACAGACGTTCCCGATGGGGACTTAATCGATGCCTACGGGCATCTAGCTTTTCAAAATAAGTAATGCGCTATCTCTCCATATGCTCGGGCATCGAAGCCGCCTCTGTTGCCTGGCAGCGTCTCGGTTGGTCGCCTGTCGGATTCTCCGAGATCGAGCCTTTCCCTTGTGCATTGCTCTCCCACCGATACCCGAACGTTCCGAACTTCGGGGATATGACAAAATTCCATGAATGGCCAATCGAACCCGGATCAGTTGACATTATTGCCGGCGGAACTCCCTGCCAGGGATTCTCGTTCGCAGGACTTAGAGAGGGGTTGGACGACCCGCGTTCTAAACTCTCACTTACCTATGGAGAAATTGCTGCAAAGCTACGGCCCCGTTGGTTGGTATGGGAGAACGTCCCCGGAGTTCTGTCGAGCGGAGGAGGAGCCGACTTTGCGGCGATTCTGGGAATCCTCACGGGCCGGACGATTCCAATCCCTCAAGGAGGTTTTCGAAACTCCGGATTCGTCGAAGGAATTGACTCCGCCTACGGGGTCGCCTGGGTCGTTCGGGACGCTCAATACTTTGGAGTTCCCCAGCGGCGCCGTCGCGTCTTCCTTGTCGGATATCTTGGAGATGTCCGGTGTGCCTTCGCGGTATTATTTGAGCGCTACGGCTTGCAGAGGCATTCTCCGCCGCGCCGAGAAGCGGGGAAAGGTGTTGCCGGAACGCTTAATGCTCGCGCTAAAAGCGGTGGCGGACTCGGAACCGATTTCGACCTCGACGGAGGACTGATCGCGAACGCGCTCGTAAGCGGGAACGGCCATGCTGGCGTTTCGGATGGGGTGCCTGCGAATCTGGTTACCGAGGCGTTCGGCGGCGGGAATATTAGTGGAGCGATTGAAGTGGCAGCTTGCCTGACCGCGAAAGGGCAGAGGATCGATTTCGAGGTCGAAACCTTCATCACCGAGCCGATAGGGTTTCAAGGCGGCGTTTCTCCTTCGGAAGGTGTGGGATCACTGACTGCTTCACAAGGCCGATCATTGCACTCCGGAGGCCTGCCTTGTGTCGCAATTCCAATCGACATGCGCAACGCGCAGCGGGGCGAGAAAGCTCTGTCGGCTGGTGGGGGAATTGGATCGGATGGCGACCCTTCGTTTTCGGTCACTCAGAACACGCAGGCTGTCGCCTTCAATCTCCACGCGGCGAATTCCAACGCGATGACACGCCCGGGCCCCATGGATGCCGCTTTTGAAACCGAGACGGCGCGTTGCCTGGACAACTCGAACCCGACCGCAAATCAGGGCGGCACCGTGGTTGTCGATCAGCCCGGGCCCTTCTCTTTCCACGGCTCGCAGGACCCTGATATTTCCGGCGATGTGACGCATCCGTTAGGGCGTAATCAAGGGATGGAAACCTGTATCGCGTTCGAGAGGAGAATGGTCAGAACGACCCGGGGACAGCCTCAAGAGGAGTTGTCCCACTGCTTGCGATCAGACACGAACTCAGGCGATGCGGCACCTTGTGTCTCTGTCGGCATGGCTGTCCGCCGCCTGACGCCTCGCGAGTGCGAGCGGCTCATGGGGTTCCCCGACGATTATACGCTGATTCCGTCCCGGGCGCGGAGGCAGCTCTTGGCAGACGATCTTGCTTATCTTTTCGCGACGTATCCTGAAATGACGCTGGCCGAGGCGATGAAACTCGCAGCCGATTGTCCGCGATACAAGGCGATCGGGAATAGCTGGGCGGTCGATTGCGCGGAATGGATCGGGCGAAGGATCGCTATGGTCGAGGCGATGATCAGGAAGGGGATTGCGTAGATGAACTCCGCTTTTTCTCCCATCGTGCTTTCGCGGCGGCAGAAGCGGCCGCGCTACGCTGCTTCTTCGTCTTGCCTTTCCAGCGGGCTTTCCCGCCCTTCGCGCGCTTCTCGTCGTGCCACGTGTGGCCGCATTTGGGGCAACAGTTCATTCGTCGACTCCAAAGCTTGTAACGCTCTCTTCGACCCATGCGGCCAGAGCTTCGGGTGTTGCATCAATCGGAAGTTCGGTTGCACCTTCGATTGGCTCGCAGTCCTCGCGGTTGAATCGGTAGGCGTCGCCGTCCAAGTCTCCAAAGGCCAAGCCTCGGCAGAAGATATAGCCAGGGTGATCGAAATAAGCCTCGAAGCCGTGCCGGTTCAAAATGTCGACCGCCGCTTCCATCGTCTCATCAGTTGTCATGCTGCAACCCTTATGCGTGCTAGCTCGCATAGTCAAGCGGGAATCTGAATTTTATGGACTACGAAACATTTCTTAAATCGAAGGTGCGCCTCGCCGAGTCGGCAGGATTCGAAATCGACGAAAACGAGATAAACCCGATCCTGAAACCGCATCAACGTGCGATCGTGCGATGGATGATCGCCGGCGGGCGGCGCGCCTGCTTTGCGGCCTTCGGGCTCGGAAAGAGCATGATGCAACTCGAGGTGGTGAGACTCACCCGGGCCCGTGCTGGAGGAATGGGGCTCATCGTGATCCCCCTGGGCGTCCGGCAAGAGTTCATGCGGGATGCGTCAATGCTGGGAATCAAGGTGCAGTTTATCCGCCGACTCGAAGAGGCGAAAGACCCCGCGGGAATCTACCTGACGAACTACGAGACGATTCGAGACGGGAAGATCGACCCGCAGGCGTTCACGGTTGTCTCTCTGGACGAGGCAAGCTGCCTTCGCGGGTTCGGCGGCACGAAGACCTTTCGCGAGTTCATGCGCCTCTTCACCGGAGACGGTGGCCCGATCGGGAATCGCCGAGGGGAAGAGCGGGTAAAATACCGCTTCGTGGCCACGGCCACACCGAGCCCGAACGAATACATCGAGCTTCTCGCGTACTCGGCATTCCTAGGGATCATGGATGTGAGCCAGGCGAAGACGCGATTTTTCAAGAGGGACAGCACGAAAGCGGACAAGCTGACCATTCACCCGCACAAGGAGCGCGAATTCTGGCTTTGGGTGGCGTCATGGGGGCTTTTCGTTCAACGGCCTTCCGACCTCGGATTTTCGGACGAAGGCTACGACCTTCCGCCGCTCGATGTCCGCTGGCATGAGATCCCGAGCGATCACGCCAACAGCGGACACGATAAGAGCGGGCAAATTCGCATGTTGAGGGAGTCGACTCTCGGCATCTCCGAGGCAGCGGCCGAGAAGCGCGACAGCCTTCCCGATCGCATCGCGAAGATGCTGGAAATTCGCGCGGAAGATCCGGCGGCGCATCGCCTGTTGTGGCACGACCTGGAATCCGAGCGCGACGCGATAGAGCGGGCGGTACCGGAGGCGGTTAGCATCTTCGGAAAACAGGACCTCGAGGAGCGGGAGCGGCGAATTCTGGATTTCTCGGACGGCAAGTTTCAGGAGCTCGCCGCAAAACCGATCATCGCCGGCAGTGGGTGCAATTTTCAACGTCATTGCTCATGGGCGATCTACCTCGGAATCGGGTTCAAGTTTAACGACTTCATTCAGTCAATTCACCGCCTGCAGCGGTTTCTTCAAACAAAGCCCGTGCGCGTCGACCTCATCTACACCGAGGCGGAAAGGGAAGTCCGCAAGCAACTCGAACGCAAGTGGCAACAGCACGTTTCTATGGTTGAAAAAATGACAGAGATTATTAAGGGATTTGGGCTCTCCCAAGTCGGAATGGCGCAGTCGCTCACGCGCAAAATGGGCGTCGAGCGGGTCGAGGTGTCCGGCCCCGGGTACCGCCTAATAAATCATGACTCCGTGCTCGAGACCCGCGCGCTGGAGAGCAACAGCGTTGGGCTCGTCCTGACCAGCATTCCTTTTTCCACGCAGTACGAGTATTCGCCGAACTACGCCGACTTCGGCCACAGCGAGAGCAACGAAGAATTCTTCGAGCAGATGGACTTTTTGACGCCGGAACTCTTCCGAGTACTGCAACCCGGGCGGCTCGCCGCGATCCATGTCAAAGACCGGATCGTGCCTGGCGGGCTGACAGGCCTCGGGTTTCAAACCGTGTATCCCTTTCACCTTCACACGATCCAGAATTTCGTGAAGCACGGCTTTGGATACATGGGGATGAAAACCATTGTAACCGACGTTGTGAGGGAGAACGGCCAGACGTACCGCCTCGGGTGGTCAGAGCAATGCAAGGACGGCTCGAAGATGGGTGTCGGTATGCCCGAGTATTTGCTCATTTTCCGAAAGCCGCCCACGTCGACGGAGAAGAGCTACGCCGACAATCCCGTTGTGAAGGATAAGCCGCCATGCCGGGCCGAGGACGGGAGCGAGGTTCCGTTCGACAGGAATCTCCCGATCATCCCGGGAGCGCCGGGCTATTCTCGGGCCCGCTGGCAGGTCGACGCCCACGGCTTTACCAGGTCGAGCGGTGATCGCGGATTGAAGCCCGAGGAGCTGCGGGGCCTCGAACACAAGCACATCTTCCGGCTCTTCCGCGATTTCTCACTGCGGAACGTCTATAGCTTCGAGCATCACGTCCGCCTGGGTGAAGAGCTTGAGGCTATGGCAAAGCTCCCGACTGACTTCATGCTCTTGCAGCCGCAAAGCTGGTCGGAAGAGGTTTGGGCGGACATCACGCGGATGCTTACCCTGAATGGCGCACAGAGCGCGAAGGGCAAGGAAATGCACCTTTGCCCGATGCAGTTCGACATCGCCGACAGAGCGATTGCCCAATGGACGAACGAGGGCGAGACGGTTTACGACCCGTTCGGCGGGCTGATGACGGTTCCATATCGGGCAGTGAAGCTCCGAAGGTTCGGCATCGGGTGCGAACTGAATCCCGCCTACTTCCTAGACGGAGCCGCCTATTGCAAAGCCGCCTCGGATGAAATGTCAATGCCGAGCCTGTTCGATACCTTGGAGGATGCAGCATGATGGGGAACATTGAGCACGACCCTTTTGAGTGCGCGTGTCAGGAGTGCCGAATTCAGCGGCACCTGTGGGCGATGTCAGAAAGAGCCGCCATTGAGGAGCAACGCCACGCAGACATTGCAATCAGAGTCATCGATTTCAAAGGAGGCTTCGAATGGGAATCCAGACCTCCGCTAAAATGGCTCGATGACGAAGATATTGAGCCATTCATGGAAGCCGCGTTCGGGGGTATTCGATTCGGTGAAGTCTTTAGCTGGTACCTAAACCATGGTGTAGTTCCTGGGGATATCTGCGTACTTCGAGTTTTTGAGCCTCACACGTATCGATGCTCATACGAGTACGATGAATACGACACGGATTATAATGCCGAGTTCCTCTCGTGGCATCGCGTGGAGAAAAGCCAGGAACGGCGGTCAGCAATGGCGCTGGCGGAATGTCACAGTTTCCTTTCGGAGCGTGACAAACTCTCGAGAAAACGGAACCGCTTCAAGAACGACGTTTTAGCGAAGCGTTCAAAATGGCTGATACAGGTCGAGGCGCTTCATGAGCTATATTCCGATGGGTGGCCGGGCGCCTATAAGGGTTCATTTGCACGTCTTTACTCATCACTACCCGGACGGCCATGGATTCACCGTGTCGACGTGACTGTTCGTGAGCACAACGTACAAACGCCGAGGGAGGGAAATTCCCTCGCTTACGAGCATTTGTTCACCGAATTGAAGGATCGATTCAAAGGCCTCGACCGGAAGTCTTTTGAGAGAATCCCACTAAGAAAGCATTGATATGGTGAAAGCTAACGAAATCTTTGCGTTTGAAGTGTGGGTAAAAGGCTACGAGGAGCATCCATCCGTTGTAAACGCCGCGACGGCAGGGAAGGCGAAATACCGCCAATGGCTTGAAGTGCGCGATGCGTGGCAGGATACCCCAATTACCGCGATGCGATCTCGGAGGATTGGAGCGGCCCGCAGTGACCAGAATTTTCTGCATACAGCCCGATATCGAGGCTTGCCTGATCTTCGGTGCGGTCAGCGGGTGAGGGTCGGAACCGATCTCGGCCGCGTTGCCGGGTCGAATAGTTCCGCGAACTTCGACGTGATCTTTGACGACGACGCTCCGCGGTACGCCGGACTCACCCTCAGCGTTCATCCCTCAGAATTGGAAATTTTGTAATGGCCTGGATAGAATCTCATCAACAGATGGCCCGGCACCCGAAGACGATTCGTCTCGCTGCCAGGCTGAATACGAACAAGGCGCAGGTTGTCGGTCATCTTCACATTCTATGGTGGTGGGTGATGGATTTCGCCCCTGATGGCGATCTCTCGGAATTCTCAAATGCCGAGATAGCGGCTGCGGCTGAATGGTCGGACGATCCCGAAACATTCGTTGTGGCCCTCCAGCAAACCGGATGGCTCGACGGGATGCACGTCCATGACTGGGGCGAGTACACCGAACGACTGATGGCAAAGCGCGAGAGCAACAGAGAGCGGCAGAAGCGATTTCGCGACCGCCACAGCGAGCCGAAGCAGCCCGTAACGCGTTACGTAACGCAAGATCAAGAAACCGTAACGCGTGACGAAAGCGTTAGTAACGCTCCGACGAGTGAGCCCGTAACCGTTAGTAACGGGGCTACCGTACCTAACCGTACCGTACCGTACCAGAGAGAGAGTGAGTCTAACGTAACTACACACAATGCGCCGCCGGCACCGTCGAGCGAGCCCTCTCCCTCTCCCGAAATCCCGGGAGGAGATCCCGTTCGGGACGTCTTGCGTCAGGACAAGGAATTTTGCGCCTCGTGGATGCTCTGGAAACAGCATTTGGCCGACTTGGGCAAGCCGATGGTGTCCCGAGGTCAGGAAACCGCCGTTTTGCTCGAATGCGGGCGCAATGGCGTTCGAAGGTCATGCGATGTTATCGCCTATTCCATCGCCAAGGGCGCGAAAAACCTGATTTGGGATGCGCCCAAGACAAAGCGGAAGCCGTCCGACCCGCCAGCCGAGGATGATCCTCCTGAATGGAAGCGATGGCTCGAAGAAGCCTACCCGACCCGTGAGTACATCGCGTTCTCGAACGCCCCAGACACAGTGCAATCAGAATTTCGACGCCACACCAGACACAGCAGATGAGCAAACACTTCAACCCCGAACCGGACGAAACTCCCGTGTGGAAGAGCTATCAGCAGCCGAAGCCCGTAAAGACCGATTGTGAGCGATTGCTTGACAAGGCTGGTTACAATTCAAAGGCAGCCGTGAGGCGCGCATTGCGCCGGATCTCGGACAGCAGGCGTTATCGGAAGGATTGATTCTCTCAGGTTCACCATGGCTATACCCTTGCCACTGACAGCGAGCGTTGTTGCGGATGTGATCGGAAGAGCCGCGACCTTAGCACTAGCGGCGAAGTGCCAGTATCGGCATCTCTCGGTACCAAAGCGCGAGATACCGGATTCGCATTTCATCGTTCGCACCATCGGACGGAAGAAGGCGGACGCCTTGCAAGCTGCATTCGGCGGCGAATTGCTGCCTTTGGCGACGTGCTATCATATCCACCAAGCCGAACGAGATGCCTCCATACGAGATGAACATGGTGCAGGAAGATCACCCGCCGAGATTGCGTCGAGGTTTGGCTTATCCGTGTCGCATGTCATCCGAATCACTCGCCCGCGTTACCTTGAGAAAAACCGCACAGCGGCCCGCGAGCGCGCAAGAAAGCAGCGTGAGAAATCCAACCAAGGAGACGCCTGACATGAGCACAGCCAGAGAGGGCAGGGGGGCTGTAGGTACTTCCTCCCTATGCCGTGAGCGGGTGGGCGGAAACTCGCCTGTATTCTGTAGGGTGAGGATTGCGGGCATGTTGTTGTTGTTTTTTATGCAGTCGGGAGCCGTATCGCCGTGCAATGTCTGAGGATCAGCCAGGGCCATTTGAGCAGGAGCGCGAGCTTGTATCGCCCCATGAACTTGCAACCTGGATGCGGGTTTCCCTCCAGCGGCTCTATCAGCTTGAGCCGCAAGGAATCGTCGTGCGGGTGGAGCGGGGACTCTTCGACCTCAGAGAATCTCTCGGCCGGTACATCGAATATCTCCAGCGAGGCAACCGCGGAGGGAAGAAATTCACCGAACCGGAGCCAGAGCCGCCGGACGACGACAGCGAGAGGCTCGACAAGGAACACGAACAAGCCAGGCTCTACCGGGCGAAAGCGAACATTGCTGAGATGGACGAGGCCGAGCGCGCCGGCCGTTTGCACGACGGGGAAGCGGTCGCCATGGTATGCAATGCCATGCTCGCCGATTTCCGATCAAGGATCTTGGCCGTGCCGAATGCAGTCGCTCAGATTGTCGCGGATCTCTCCACGGCGAAGGAATGCCAAGAGGCAGTTGAAGCAGAAATTCATGGGGCGTTGAGTGAACTTTCGAACTGGGACCCAACTCGAATCACTGGCGGACTTGTTCAGGACGATAGCCTCGACGGTGAGGCCTCCGCCGAAACTGACCCTGAGCCAATGGGCGGACAAGAAGAGGAGACTTAGCAAGGACACCTCCGCCGTCGGCGGGCAATGGCGTACCTCGCGCTTCGAGCCTCAGCGCGGCGTGATGGATTCCATCACGGAGAACGAGCATACCGTCGTGATGAAGGCGGCGCAGCTTGGCTTTACCGAGATCATCCTGAACGCTTGCGGCTACTTTATCGACCAAGACCCGAGCCCGATTCTCGTCATTCAGCCGAATGTCGAGCCAATGGCGCAGGACTTTTCGAAAGACCGACTGGCGCCGATGATTCGCGATACGCCATGCCTCCGCCACAAGATCGCGGATGCAAAGAGCCGCGACACGTCGAACACCATCCTGAACAAGACGTTCCCGGGCGGCAACATCTCGATCACGGGCGCAAACTCGCCTACTGGACTTCGCTCGAAGCCTAAGCGGGTTGTGCTCATGGATGAGCGCAGCGCCTACCCCGCAAGCTCCGGCACTGAGGGCGACCCGGCAAAGCTCGCAATCAAGCGCGCGGCGACGTTCTGGAATCGCCGCATCGTAGAAATCTCGACCCCGGGCATCAAAGGTTTCTGCCCGATCGAGCGTGTCTTCGAAATCTCGGACAAGCGGTATTATTACATTCCCTGTCCTCATTGCGGGGAGTTCCATCGCCTGACCTGGGGCAACGTCGTTTGGCAAAAGGACAAGCCGGAGACGGCGAAGATCGAATGCCCGCATTGCCGTTGGACGTACAACAACTCGTTGAAGAACATCGCGGTCAAGAAAGGCGTATGGATCGCGACCCAGCCGGGAAAGAAGATCGCCGGGTTTCACATCTCGGAGATTTATTCATCGTGGCGCACTCTCGAAGAGTTGGTAATCGACTTCCTCGAAGCGAAGGACAATCCCGAGCTTCTCAAGGTTTTCGTCAATACGGTTCTCGGTGAGACCTGGGAGGACGCTGGCGAAGTCATCCACGCGAACGACATCGAGGCCCGGGCGGAAAACTACCCAGCCCCGGTTCCCGATCGCGCAATGGTTCTGACGTGCGGAGTCGACGTCCAACCGGATCGCCTCGAGTGCGAGGTTGTCGGCTGGGGCGGTGGAGAAGAGTCGTGGAGCATCGATTATCACGTCATTCACGGCGACCCGGATATTCCCGAAGGCGCGATCGGGAGCCCGTGGACGCAGTTGACCGATTATTTGCGGAAAACATGGAAAGATAATTGGGGTGTTGAATTTGGCATCGAGGCGACCTGCATTGACACGGGAGGCGCGAACACGCAGGCGGTTTACAAGTACGTGAAATCCAAGAGGGGGATGCGCGTCTATGGCATCAAGGGCCAGGGCGGGGAAGGCCTGCCGATTGTTGGAACCCCGCAACGCAAGCGTAGCGGGAAGAAAACCGGGCGACCTATCGACCTGTACCCGGTCGGGGTCGATCAGGCGAAGCATATCCTTTATCGTCGCCTTCGGATCAAGGAGCCCGGGCCGGGATACTGCCATTTCCCCGCGGGGCGATCGGCTGACTACTTCCGGCAGCTTGTGGCCGAAAAGATCGTCACCAAGTACGTGAAGGGATTCCCTCGGCGGGAGTTCAAGAAAAAAGACGGTGAGCGGAACGAGGCACTAGATGTGCGCGTTTACGCCTTCGCCGCTCTCGCTCTCCGTGGACCTATTTGGGACAAGGTTGCCATGCGGATCAAGATGATGCGCGCGAAGCTTGTCCCTGTGATTTCAGCCGAGGCGGAGAAGCCGGAGCCGGAAGACCCCGAAGACGAAACTTCGTCAGAGGTTGAAGATCCTCCCGAGACAGAGCCACGCAAGCGCAAGAAGCGGGCTCGCCGCCGCGGCGGATTCGTTCAGGCCTGGAGATAGCAAACCCGCACAAGACCCGGCCTATGCCCCCGCCAATATCGTCATGCGACGATGGCGCGAAAACTCACAGCGGGCGAAACCCTGTCAATGCAGATCAAGGCGGAGCCTCTGGCAACCGTCACCGTCTACTTTGCTGGCCCCGGGAAAAAAACGATCTCGGCGGAGGAATCGCCGGCGGCTTCCGGATGCTTCAGCATCTCGGAGAACACACAAGGCTGGACTCCCGGGGCTTATGCTTTCGAAGTCCGCCAGGTAGCCGGGGGAGTGAACGCGGCGATCAAGCGAGGGACGTTGACCATTCTCCCCGCGCTCGACTCCATCGCGGACGGTACCGACGTAAGAAGCACGGCGGAAAAGGCCGTAGCGAACATCGAAGCGATGCTTTCGGGAAGCGCCAGCCTCGAGTGTCGTCGTTACAAGATCAACAACCGCGAGCTCGAACGGTATAGCGTCGCCGAGCTCTTGCAGCTCCTTTCGTTCTGGCAACGCAGGCTCGCGGCTGAACAGCGGCGCAATGAAGGAATCTCCACTCTCGGACCCCGCATTCAGGTTCGAATCTAGTCCATGGGCCTATTTGATTTTCTCACCGGGAAGCGTCAGGCGGAAGTACCGAAAGCGCGGCAACGTACTCCACAAATTCGCCTCCGCTCGATCACGCAAGCGGCCGAGAGCGGGCGGCTAGAATCATCGTGGGTATCGACTCCTACCACGGTTGACGCTCAGGTTTATCAAGAGTGGACTCCGGTTGTTGCCCGATCGCGGAAAGCGGCCGAGGATTACGACCACTTCGGAAAGTTTCAACAGTTGATTCGCGACAACGTGGCTGGGCCGATGGGGTTCAACCTTAATGCGGCAATCCGCGACCCGGATGGGACAATCGATACGCTCGCCTCGAACGCGATTGAATCCGCATGGGGTGAGTTCTCGAAGCTGGAATTCTTTGACTCAAGCGGGACGCTATCCCGCACGGACGCCGAGCGGATGCTCCTCATGTCCTGGGCGACCGATGGGGAGGTCATCCTCGTGAAACGTCGCGGCAAAAAATTCCCTCACGGGTTCGCCGTGCAGATCATCGATCCGGTTCGACTTGACCCGAGGCATTACGGACCGCTCAGGAACGGAAATGTGATCCGGCACGGAATCGAGATGGACGCGGACAATCGGCGTGTTGCCTATCATTTCCGCAACTACGACGAGATGCAGTCCGGGTATCTCACATCCAGTCGCGGAGACGACTACACGGAAGTTCCGGCGTCGGACGTTATCCATTGGTTCATTCCCGAGAAGCCCGGCCAGAAGCGAGGGCTTCCGCCTGGGCGCCGAGCTCTCTGGCGGCTCCGCATGCTCTCGGGATTTGAAGACGCGGCGATCGTGAACGCGCGTGTGGGCGCGGCGAAGATGGGCCTCTTCAAGAATCTCGATGGAGAGGATGAGAGCGACGAGCCGCTCGAAATGGACGCGGAGCCAGGGACTTTCGAGGACATCGGAAATCGTGAATTCCAGTCATGGACTCCGCAGTTTCCGGAGCAATCCATGGACCCATTTATCAAGGCCCTAGTGCGCAGCGTCGGGGCTGGGCTCAACGTCTCTTATCACAACCTCGCGAACGATCTCACTAGCGTCAACTTCTCGTCGATCCGGCAAGGCGCGCTGGACGAGCGCGACGTGTGGAAAGGCTTGCAACAGTCCTTTATCGCTGGAGTCGTCACTCCAATCTTCGACGCGTGGTTGAAATCCGCGCTTCTCAATCAGGTTATCGTTGTGCCATCTCGCACGGGTCCAAAGCCTTTGCCATTCGAGAAGGTCGACAAATACAAGGCCGTCTCCTTCACCGGGAAGCGTTGGGCGTGGATCGATCCGGCAGCGGAGCAGTCAGCAAACGAAAAGGCCGTCGCTCAGGGATTCAAATCCCGCAGCGAGGTGATTCGCGAGACGAGCAACCGCGACCCGGAAGACGTGTGGGATGAGATCGAGCGAGAGAACGCCGAGTTGAAGAAGCGAGGGATTACCCCACTGATCCCGTCCGGCTCGGTTCCTCCGGAGCAAGCGGCTGGCGATGCCGGAAACTCCGCCGGGGCATGATTGCAAACCCGCACAAGACCGGCGGTTGCGCAGCGAATTAGCGTCCCGACAGCATGAAGCGAGATTTGAGTTCTGAATTTCTGAGACTTGGCGGACGCCGCGACTTGGCACCGTCCAAACTCGACCGTTTCTTGCAGGAGAATGGAACCCGGGAGCTGACGATTATCAGCTACGATAAGGAGGCGCGCACCGTTGAAGTCGCGTTCTCGTCGGATATCGAACTCGAACGCTGGCCTGGGATCATTGAACAACTCTCGCATGATGCTGGAGCTTGCGACCTCTCGCGTCTCAACGATGGCGCGGCACTCCTCTTCAATCACGACCGGAATCAACAACTCGGCGTGGTTGAATCTGAATCTGCCAGGATTGACAGCGATGGAAAGGGTCGGGCCGTGGTTCGGTTCGGACGTTCCGAAGACGCCGAAGAGAAGTGGCAGGATGTGCAGGACAAGATCCTCACGAAAGTGTCAGTTGGCTACCTGATCAAAGAGGTCAAGCTCGCGGAGGAACGCGAGAATGGCGTCGACGTCTACGTAGTGACCAAGTGGCAACCCTACGAAATCTCGTTTGTCACGATCCCCGCCGATCCTAATTGCGGCGCGGGTCGCTCCATTCAACCCAAAAACCCACCTTCAAAAAAACGACTCA